AAAATTTAATAATCAACATTCATGGCAATAAACTATTGTAATCAAGACATAAAAGGTACGTTAACTACCACTGGAACTATAACATCTGGTGGTAGCATATATGTACCAGATTATATAATTCATACAGGAGATGCTGATACGAAAATTGGTTTCAATACTAATGACAATGTAGAAATAAGAGTTGGAGGTAATTTACAAATAAGCGCAAGCTCAAGTCGAGCTTATTTAAGGTATCAAGGTAGTAATAAATTACAAACTGATAGCGCTGGTGTTAATGTAACTGGAGGAGTTACAGCAACTGGAAATATAGTTTTAGATGACGGTAGTGGTGCTTCACCTAATATACAATTTCAAAATGAAGATGATGACTCTTGGTATATTTACAATGATTCGAATGGTAAATTTCAAGTTCAACAATCTGGAACTATTAGAGCTACTTTTAGCAGTGGTGATTTAGAACTAACTAATGATTTAAAAGTAAGTGGTGGTGGTATAACATTATTAGGTACTGGTAGAATACAAGGTATTGATACAGTATCTGCAGGAACAGACGCTGCTAGTAAAACATATGTAGACAACGCTGTGTCAGGCGCTGGTTCAGGTACTTATTTACCTTTAGCTGGTGGAACAATGACAGGTGATATTGCTATGGGCGATAATGATATTACAGGTCTTAATAAAATAACATATACAGATGGTATAGAATTATTTGGAGCTAGTAATAATAATTATTTAAAATTTAAATCATTAAACGCTAACAATGGAGGTATATTATTTCAAGATGGCGATAGCACTATACAAGGTTATATATATTATGATGGGGGCGCTACCTCTGCAATTGGTTTTTTAAGTGGCGCAGGAGAATGGGCTGTAAGATGTATAGAAAACGATGCTGTAGAGTTAAGATATGATAACAGTATAAAATTAACCACTGCAAGTGGAGGTGTTAGTATAACGGGAGATGTTATGCTAGATGATAATGAAATGATAACATGGGGTGGAAACTCTATATTACAACATACAGGCGCTATTACATATATTGGAGATAATAGTTCTGGATCTGTAATTAGTATCACTAATAGTAATACAACTTTAGCAGGAAATTTAGTTGTTGGAGGTGTTGATGTTACTATAACAGCAAATATAATTCATTCGGGTGATTCAAATACTTATTTTGGATTTAACGCTGCTGATACATGGAGAGTTGTTACAGGTGGATCACAAAGATTAGAAGTTAACAATAGTGGTGTAAAAATAGGTAGTGGCGCTAGAGTTACAACAATATTAGACGAAGACAATATGTCTAGTGATAGTGCAACAGCGCTAGCTACACAGCAAAGTATTAAAGCATACGTTGATGCATCTACGACAGGAGTATTAACATATCAAGGAACATGGAACGCTGATACAAACTCACCAACATTAAGTAGTGGATCTGGAACCCCAGGTTATTACTATATTGTTTCAGTTGCAGGTTCTACAAATTTAGATGGTATTACAGATTGGGCTGTAGGTGACTGGGCAGTATTCTCAGATCAAGCTACAGATGCTTGGCAAAAAATAGATAACACAGCTGTAGGTAATGTAAGTGGATCAGGTGTTAATAATAGATTAGTATTATGGAGTGGTACAAGCACAGTAGATTCTGATTCAGATTTCTATGTAGATGCTGATACAATTTTTACAACAAATTTAGAAGCAAGTGGTAAAGTAGTAACTCCTGAAATAGAATCTTCAGGAATTATTGTTTTAGATGCAGCTGGAGATATTACTTTAGACGCTGATGGTGGTGATATTGTCTTAAAAGATGCTGGTTCTACATTTGGTAAAATTACAAACAGTAGTCAAGATTTACAACTTTGGGCTTCAACAAGTGATAAAGATTTAGTATTTAAAGGTTATGATAGTGGTTCAGCTGTAACGGCTTTAACTTTAGATATGTCAGCAGCTGGTTATGCTACATTTAATTCAGGTGTAACTTTTGGAGGTAATGTAACAGCTCCTGCTTTTTATATTTCAGGAGGTACAGGTAGTGATTATCTTGATGTTATAAGTAACGATTTATATATTGTTGCTGCTCAAAAAAATATTTTATATTCAGGCGGTGCAGAAACTGTAAGATTAGAAACTACAGGTCAAATAGAGTTTAGCTTGTATGGTTCACAAACTTATACAGGTACTTCTGCATCATACTTAATTGCAACATCTGCAGGTGACATAATAGAAAAAACTCCAGCTCAAGTATTATCTGATATAGGCGCTGCGTCTTCTGGTTCATTAGGTAGTTATTTACCACTCGCTGGTGGTACTATGACTGGTAATGTTATTTTTAACGATAATGTAGGCGCGCTGTTTGGTACAAGTTCTGACATGAATATAAAACATGATGGATCTAATAGTAAGATAGAAAATAATACCGGACATTTAAATATTACACAAGAAGCTGCTGATAAAGATATTACATTTTACAACGATGATGGTAGTGGTAATACTACTGAATATTTTAGAGTTGACGGTGATACATTAGATGTAAGATTTTCTAAACCTATACTTTTATTTGATAATGTAAATTTAAAACTAGGTGCAGGCCAAGATTTAGAACTATTTCATAATGGCACAGATTCTTATATTCAAAATAGTACAGGACATTTGTACTTTCTAAATTACGCTAATGATAAAGATATTATTTTCAAGTCTGATGATGGTAGTGGTGGTTTAGCTACATATTTTTATTTAGATGGTAGCACGGTTACAACAGTTGCTAGTAAGCAATTTAAGTTTGAAGATGGTATAAAATTGTTTTTTGGAACAGGTGCAGATTCTGCACTTTATTCTTCAAGTGATAATTTAATTATTGAACAAACAACAGATGATAAAGATATAAAGTTTCTGTGTGATGATGGTTCTGGCGGCACAACAGAATATTTTAGACTTGATGGTAGCGCAACATTAAATAGGTTTTATAAAAACACAAGGTTTGATGATAATGTTCAAGTTCAAATAGGATCAGGTGCAGATTTACAAATAGTACATAATGGTACAGATAGCCAAATAAATAATACAACTGGGAATTTACAATTTACTCAACTTGCAAACGACAAAGATATAAGTTTTGCTTCAGACGATGGTAGTGGTGGAGATACTATATATATGACTGTTGATGGTGGTAATGAAGATATTGATTTTTTCAAAAGCCCACATGTTTTAGATAGTGTTACACTTAAAATAGGTAGCGCATCTGGTGGAGATTTACAGCTATATCATAATGGTTCTCATTCATTAATATCTAATCAAACTGGTAATTTATATATTAGAAATCAAACAAATGATGGGGATATTTTATTACAAGCTGACGATGGAAGTGGTGGTGACACAACATATATTAGAATTGACGGTGGTGCAGAAAATATATCAATAGCTAAAAATACAGTACATCCAGATAGTGTTGCTACTTATTGGGGAGATGCTAATGATTTACAAATATATCATGATTCAAATAATTCTTATATAGTTGATAGTGGTGATGGTAATATGATTATAGCAGGTGATCAGGTTTATATAACAAACGCAGCTGGTAGTGAATATAAAGCTCAATTTACAACTGACGGCGCTGTAAACTTATACTATGATAATTCTAAAAAGTTTGAAACTACAAGCGCGGGTGGAACACTTACAGGAAGACTTATAATATCAGATGTACCTAATATCATGTCTGATCCTGATAAGTTTTTAGCTGTTGGCACTGATGGTACAGTTAGTTATAGAACTGGATCTCAATTATTAAGTGATATAGGCGGTGGCGCTGGTACTGTAACAAGTGTTTCTGTAGGTACTGGTTTAGATATAACTAACTCTACAACTACACCTAATATAACAATGGATTTAACAGAGCTTACATTAGGCGCTGGTATAGATTCATCTGCAACTGGTCTTAGTTTAGATTTTAGTGAGTTCGGCACAGCAACAACAGATGAAGTTACAAGTTTTATAGTTTATAACAACGGTGATAGTCAAGCAGAAAGATTACTTTTAGCAGATGTACACGATATAGATGCTTATTGGAAATATACACCAGTTGTATTTAATGGTGCTTTTAATGATGGTACTAGTAGTACAAGTACTTTTTATATTCCAATTGCTGGTTCTACTACTGAAACCACTTCAAACCAAGAATATCAGTTTGCAGCAATGCCTTTTGCAGGAAGAATAAGAACGTTAATGATGCAAAATACAGGAACAACTCCAACTACTACTAATTCAACAAGAATGAAAATATACAAAAATGGATCATTAGCTTACACAACTAGTTATCAAGTTCCAACAAATGGTGGTAGTGTTGGTGCATATATTTTATTTGACAATAACACAGCTTATACATTTGCAGCTGGAGATAGAATACAGTTTGCATATAATAAACAATTTACATCAGATTATTGGAGAGATGTAGCATTTACTGCAGTAGTAGAATTCCAGCAAATGTAAACTTGATGAAAAACGAGTAATAATAAAAACATACCCTGCTCGGGTAGAGCAATAAACCAAATATAAACTTAAAACCAAAAACTATGACGTTTTATTACCAGACTCAGTCGTGGACTAGTCGCCCACAAATTTCAGAAGAAACCCTTAACCTTTGGAAACATCTCTCAGAAAAGAAAAACTGGAGAATAACCCAATTACCTAACGGTTTTTATCAAACTGAATACCAAGATCCCAATGAAGATACTTGGCACGACGTAACTCGTAGAGAAACTATTGAAGGAGCAGAACAAGCTATTGATGGATCAGTAGAACATTATGCTAAAAAAGTAGAGTTCTTAAAAGGTCCTAAAGTCGTGAAAACTTTTAAATAAATTTTAAATTAAATTAAATTATGTCTAATGCAATTGTAAAAAATCTTAACTTTGGAAACGAAGCTAGGGAAAATGTATTTAAAGGTATAATTAAACTTACACAAGCTGTTAGCTCCACTTTAGGAGCTAGCGGTAAGTGTGTAATGTTAGAAGACGCAACAGGTAAACCAATTATAACTAAAGATGGTGTAACTGTAGCTGATTCAATTATACTAAGAGATCCAGTAGAAAACATGGGCGCTACATTATTAAAAGAAGCAGCTCGTAAAACAGTAAAAGAAGCAGGTGATGGCACAACCACTGCTACAATATTAGCACATGCTATATTGAATGAAGCTTATAAAGTTTCAGATAAAAGTAATTCTAGAGAATTAAAAGATGGAATTAATAGTGCTGTTGAAAAAGTAGTTAAATATCTAGAATCTATAGCTGTTCCAGTAAAAGGTAACATGATAGATCAAATAGCTACAATATCAACTAACAATGATAAAAAATTAGGAGAAATTATTGCTAATGCTTTTAGATCAGTAGATAACACAGGTGTTGTTATGATGGAAGTTTCACCATCGGGTAAAACAGAAGTGGAGGTTATTGAAGGAGTTCAATATGATAAAGGATTAACAAATTCTCATTTTATAACAAATAAGCAGAATAAAACTGCTGAATTAGAAAACCCATTAGTATTATTGGTTGAATCACCTATTGAAACTATAAGACAAATTCAATCGGTGCTAGAGTACGTAATAAAAAACAATAAACCTTTGCTTATTATAGGCGATTTAGAACAAGGTGTTTTATCAGCTCTAGCAATGAATAAAATGAAGGGTAATATAAAGATAAACGTTATTGATGCACCTACATATGGTATTAATAAAAAACAAACATTAGATGATTTATCTTTATTAACAGGCGCAACTATTGTAAATGAAGATTTAGGTGATGACATGGACTTAATACAAGTGGAATATTTAGGTTCTTGTTTAAAAAGTGTTACATCGCACTCTGAAACAATTTTACAAGTAGCTGATACTTCTAACGAAGTAAAAGAAGTAATACATAGTATAAAAACAAAACTTCAACAAGACAATCCTAGTCATGAGGTTATAAAGCTAGAAAAAAGATTAGCAATGTTAGCAGCAAAAATAGCTGTAGTTAAAGTAGGTGCAAATTCTGATATAGAGTTAAAAGAAAAACAAGATAGAGTAGAAGATGCTATATGTGCTACTAAAGCAGCTATAAAAGAAGGTATTGTTCCAGGTGGTGGAGTTGCTTTATTAAATGCAGCTATGAAACTAAAAGATAAAAATCAAGGTGAAACTGTTTTAGGAAAAGCCATATTATCTCCATATAAAACAATACTAGATAACGCTGGTTATGAAGGATACAGAATAGCTGGTGATGATGGAAATGGTATTGATGTAGTTACAGGAAATATGGTAAATATGATTGATGCTGGGATTATAGATCCTTTGTTAGTTACAAAAAGTGCTTTAAAAAACGCGGCTAGTGTAGCAACAACAATATTGTCAACCGATTGTGTAATTAATAATTTAAGAATCGATGAAGGCAGTAGGTAGAAATCTAATAATTAAAAAAGTAAAAGAAGGAACCACCAAAACAAAAGGTGGTTTGCTTCTTGCAGAAACTCATCGAGATGACATTAGATATGTAGAAGCTAGTGTTGTATCTTCAGGTGAAGAAATTAAAGGAATAAAAGAAGGTTCAAAAATATTTTTTGATAGACATGCTGGTCATAAAATAGAAATAGAAAAACAAACTTATCATGTTATAAAAGTTCAGGATGTAGTTGTTGTATTATGAGATTAAGCGCTAGTGATCTTAAAGATTTACAAATTCTTAAACATTATAGAATAATTAGAAAATGGGCTTGTAAAAATAATGGTTTAACAGATGCTGATTTAGAAGTTTTAATATATCTTGATTGCATGGATCTTTTTACTAAACATGATTTTGAACAAGGTGTTTATTCTTATAGTTGGGATAATAGAAGATGGAATAGATTAATTTCAAATGGTTGGATAGTTGTATGGAGACATAGAAACAGAACAACTCAAAAATATAACATATATAAAGTTTCATTTAAGTGTAAACAACTTATTATGAGAATGTATAAAATTATGTTAGGCGAAGAAAATATACCAACAAGTGCAAGAAGAAATAAATTAATAAAAGGTAATAGCTATACAGATAAAGTATTAACAAAAGCTATTTATAATGTAAATAAAGATAAAACAAGATGAGTAAAAGTCCGTTAAAATTTTTCAATAATTTAGCTGCAAGTCTGGGTGGTAACGCCTTATCAACTCTAACGCAAAGAATAAAAAATAGAGCTGGAAGAAATAGTGGTGGTAATCACGGCCAAATCATGTCTAAATTAAATGAAATTAGTAATAAATTAAGCGGTGGTGCTAATACTACTTCACCAGCACCAACAACTCCAGCTACAGGTGGAACTCCTGGTTTACAAAATAATATGGACGACGTACAACCAACAATGATAGATCCAACACAAGTAGATGAATCAATGATGGGTAATAACGCGGTTATTAATAGAGGTGGAAGCGCGTTAAATAAAGTCAAGAAGTATAAAGGTAAATGTAAAATTAAAAAACCATATAAAAAATAAAGTTATGCATCATAAAAAATATGATCCTTCAATGGAAAAATTAAAGCCAGGAACTAAAGTTGGTATAGTAGGTGAGTCTCATATATGGGACGGTCCACTAGATCAAGAAGGTAGACTACACGGTGTAGGTTCTAGTTCAGGTATTACTGGTAAACAAGTTTTAAAAGCTCCTACTTATTACAAAGGTATGCCAATAACACAATGTGCTAAAGTATATAAAAAATGAGGTCGCCATTTTATAAAGAAGGATTTCCTGAAATAAAAAAGGAAAACAAAGGAAAATTTACAGCTTGGGCTAAGAAAAACGGATTTAAAGACGCTTGTTCTGCGGCAGATGCTGTGATGAGTAAAAAAGATAATTATAGTGACGAAGTAGTTAAAATGGCAAACTATGCTAAAAACTTCGGTTGCGCAGCTAAATAAAAAAACATGAGAAGTAAATCACCATTTAAACAAGATAAATGTACTACTGCCTGGGCAAAGTGGGAAGAAGGGTATAGAAAAGTAGGTAAAGATAAACCTGAAGAAAAATTTAAAGGTCGCTCTGAGATGGAAGTTGAAAGAGGAGAATTTGAGTGTAGAGACGGTAAAATCAAGTTGAAAAAGACTGATGATGCTGAAAGACCAATTGAAACTAAAAAAGAAGAAGAAAGTCCAGCTAAAAAAGTATTTTCAGTAAGCGTAGGACCAAAACATAAATACTAAAACTATGAGTTCACCATTCCAAAAACAATTTAGTTCCAAATCTCCACTTAACGAGTTAAAAAGAGGAGAAGCTGGCTTTGAACAAGATCCTCAAGAAGCTATGTATGAGAGAATGTCTGACCAAATGGATAGACAAAAAGAAACAGATAGCAAACCATTGAGTAAAGAGGAAAGCAAAAGACTACATGCTGTATCTTCTATTAATTATGATAAAGTTGTTTCATCTGGTGGTGTAGATTTAGGTATAATTAAAAATAAAAATAAATAATGAGTTCACCATTTCAAAGAGCGTTTAGTAGCAAAAGTCCATTAAACGAGCACAAAAAAATACAAAGGCAAATAAACATGCTTAGAAATAATCCTGAAAAAGCTGAAAGAAAAGGATTAAGTTCAGAAGGACAAGGAGGTATTGATTATGAAAAAATATCTAAATTAGAAGCTAAACTTCCAGCTGCTAAAGAAGCTCATAATAAAAATAGGACTGAAGAAGAAAGTGCTCAAGTTAGAGAAGATGAAGATGCTGCTCAAGGATCTGCTGCTGAAATGCGTAGTCCTTTAAATGGTAGTTATACTAGTCCTGCGGGTGAACCATATGTATCACATGTGGGAATGATACAACAAGCTGCTGGCGCTATTCAAGGAGCTTTAGATTCTTATATGAATGAAAGCGAAGCTAATAAAGCAAAAAGATTATCAGCTAGAGCACAAGGGAGAATGAACAGACTTGATCATTCAGGTGTTCAAAAATATGAAAAAGACGGTAAACTGGTAGAGCTTAAAGAAAGTGATTTTTATGATGATATTAAAACAGCTACTGAGGATCAAAAGAAAGCTTTTGCAGATGCTAAAGCAAATGCTAGTTATTATAATGAAGATAATGTAAATATAGATCATATCATGAATAAAACAGCTGATATACAAGGTAGAGCTATTAAGGCTGGTCAAAATGCAACTGCACAAGCTACTGCTGAAAAAGATGCTGAAATCGAAGAACTTAAAAAGAAAATAGAATTATTAAAAACAAAATAAAAATGGGACACAAAGGACATTGGGGCGAATATACTGGTAACGCAAAATGGTCAAAAGATCACGCTCATACAAAAGTTACTGACAGTAATTATAAAGCTTCAGAAAAAGACGATGCTGCTCATATTGATTACTTAAAAAGAGATATTAAAGACGATCAAAAATTTCATGTTAAAGATAAAGATGAAAAGCAAACAGCTGATGAAAAACATATATCTAAACTAGCAGGAGATATGAAGTATGATAAAGAACATCATGGTTCACCAGCTAAAAATGTAGGTATGGTAGCAGACGCTGGGTTAAAAGCAAGACGTCTATATGAAGATGCACACAATTATGCATATGAAGATGATGGTTATATACATGATCCAAAATTTACACCAGGTCAAAAATTTGGTTATGAAGATTATAGAAAACCAGGTGGTTATGAATATGAAAATCTACAGGCAATGGCTAGACATGCTGACATGAGAAATAGATTAGGTTATGATACTACTATGCAAAAAGAAGAAATAGATATGATGAATTATGATGACATGCCTATTGAACCAACAGGACATGATGACTCAATGTTTAAACAATAATACAACAACTAATAAAAATTAAAAAAATGGCTTATAACGACGATCCAATAATGAACCAAAATAAAGGTTACGGACAAGAATCAGTAAAACAAGAAAGACATAACTTAATGAACGATAACCCAGTAGCAAAAGACGCTAGTGGTGGAAGAGATGGTTCATGGATGTCTAAACACTCACAATCAAGAATGGGAGGTGGCTCACCTTTAAAAGCTGCTAAACCAGATTATATTGATATTGATGGTGATGGTGATAAAAAAGAGTCTATGAAAAAGGCTGCTCAAGAGAAAAAATAACAGTAGGGAACTGTAAAACCCAAGTCAAACAATAACAACAACAACAACAAAAACAACAACAAAATGGCAAAATTTATTAAATTTAAAATTTCTAACAGTACTACTCTAGCTGCTGGTGGAAACTATGCAAGAGACGTACTCGTTAATATTGACGATATTGAAAACGTAGCTGATGCTGTAAATGGTGGTGTTTACACTGCAATTGTAACACTAAAAGGTATTGTAGGATTAGAAGCTGGTCATGCTAATGGCGCTACTGTTCCTGCTGGTACTATTGGTGGTAGAATACTTACTTTACGTGTATCTACTTCTGCTACTGCTGCTGCAAACCCAACTGCTATTACAGTAAGTGGAAACATGCCTTCACAAGCTATTATTAAAGCAATGACTGCTAACCCAGGTGGTGTAGCTGCTACTGCTCAACTAGGTTTAGATGGTGGTGGTGTAAGAGGAACTGATGAGCAAATGTACTGGGATAGTGCAGTATTTAGTTCTGATAACACTTTATAAACTAAATTATGAAATCAAAAGGTTTAGGCGACGATATAGAAAAGTTTACTAAAGCTACTGGTATCAAAAAAATGGTAGACACAATGAGCAAGGGACTTAATATCCCTTGCGGTTGTGCTGCTAGAAAGGGAGCATTAAATAAAATGTTTCCATATAAAAATTAAAATATGGCTTTTAAACTAGGACCACCACCTTACACTAAAAAAACTCCTGTATATCATGTACCAATGGAAGAAGGCGTAATGGGTAAAGCTAATAATAATGGAACAATTATTATAAATAAAGACGTGGATCCTGAGCAAGCTAAAAAAGTTATTGCTCATGAAGAAGTTCATATTGACCAAATGCAAAGAGGCGATTTAGATTATGATGATGATAATGTTTATTGGAAAGGAAAAGTATTTCCAAGAGACAAAATGAATGAAGGTGACTCAGCGTTACCTTGGGAAGATGAAGCATATAAAAAAGTACCTAATGAGTAAAAAGAAATTTAAAGATACAACTGTTGGACAATTATTGTTTGGAGCAGCTTCTGTAATAAATCCTACATTAGGAAATGTATTACAAGGCGTAACTTCACCAAAAGAGGCTATTGAAGCCATTACTAAAGCCGATGCTCCTGCTGAGGATAAGGTAAAATTACAACAAATAATATACGAACAACAAACAAAAGAAATTGAAGCTATCACATCAAGATGGCAAGCAGACTCTATGTCAGATTCATGGATGTCAAAAAACGTGCGTCCACTAGTATTAGTGTGGTGTATTTGTATATTTTCACTAGCTGGTATTTTAGACAGTGTTGAAACTATACCGTTTCATATAAATGAATTATGGAACGACACTTTCGAGAAGGTTATGATGGCGGTTGTCCTAGCCTATTTCGGAGGACGAACGACAGAAAAAGCAAGTAATATATTTAAACAAAAATAAAAAACAAAAACATGGGATATTTTAGCAGAGCAAAAGCTATAACAAAAAGCGATACAATAAATCCTCTTCCAGCATGGGAATTTATGAATCAAACTGGAACTTTAGGTACAAACCTTAAAGGTTCTTTAATTTATGTTGGAGGTGCAGGAGATGTTAATGTTATCCCTGCAGGAACAGAAGGTGCACAAAATACAGTAGTTGCCTTAACAGTATCTGATGGAGGTAGTGGATATACTGCTGCAAATAATGTAGCTACCACAACAACTGGTAATGGTTCAGGTTTAACAGTTAATACAACTGTTGTTGCTGGTGCAGTTACAGCGGTTGCTATAGGTAACAGTGCTGGTACTGGATATAAAGTAGGAGATACAATAACAATTTCTGGTGGTGGAGCTGACGCTACTTTAACAGTAGATGAAGTATTAAGTTTAGCACCTGTAGTAGGTGATGGAGTTGAATTTGCTGGATTAGATGCTGGAGATATTATACCTATATATGTTGACTATGTATTAAGCACAAACACTACTGCTACATTGTTAGTAGCTGGTAGAGAATCATCTTTAGGGTAAATACCTGATATACAGGTGACTATATAACTAAGAATATATATTAACAAATTAAATTAAATTAAAATTATGAGTAAAGAAGTTAAAAAAATTACTGACGAACAGTTAGAAAAAGTAAACAAACAACAAACTGAACTTAGTGAATTACTAAGATCATTAGGTGTATTAGATGTTCAAAAGAATAACGTACATCAAAAAATTAATGATCTTTCTAAAGTCATTGAAGAAACTAAAAAAGAATTAGAGGAAGAGTATGGTTCTGTCAATATTGATTTAAAAGACGGATCATATACTGACATTGAAAAAGAAGATGCAAAGTAATATTAGAAAAATCAGTATTGGATCTGATTATAAAAATGACGCTATGCATTATGCTATTGGCCAAAACGTTTATGGTGGTCATGAAATAGCGTATATTATATTTGATGATTCTGATAATTCTTATAATATTTATATAAAGAAAAACAGCGAGGTATTGCCGTGGAAAAAATTTAATTCTAACATGGCTATATCCGTTGAGTATGATTTAGAATATTAATGAAAAGTTTATATGATTTTATTATACAACCTTTAGGTGATAAATATAGTAATACAGTAAAAATTGGTGGTAAAGATGTTGTTGTAAATACTAAAATTGAAAACTGGAAGTTTGTAAATAGATTAGCTATAGTACAAGAAACTCCTTTAGCTTTTGAAACTAAAATTAAAAAAGGAGATATTGTAGTTATTCATCAAAATGTTTTTAGAACTTTTTATGATATAAGAGGCGAAAAAAAGAAAAGTAGATCTTATTTTAAAGATGATTTATATTTTTGCGCTATAGATCAATTATATTTATATAAAAATTCAGAAGGTTGGCATAGTTTTGGCGATAGATGCTTCATTAAGCCAATAAAAAATATTGATGATCTAACGTTAGATAAAGAGCAGGAGCTTATCGGTATACTAAAATACGGTAATAACTCCTTAAACGCACTTAATATTAACCCAGGAGACCTAGTAGGTTATACACCAAACGGTGAGTGGGAGTTTTTAATTGAAGGTGAGCGTTTATATTGTATGAAATCAAATGATATTGTTATAAAGTATGAGCACAAAGGAAACGAAGAAGAATATAATCCAAGCTGGGCGAGTAGCAGTTAAAGAGTTAATTAAAGTTGCTAAAGAGCCAATTATAGATTTTGGACCAGACATTTCAGCGGATAGATTAAAAAATGCCGCAGCTACAAAAAAACTAGCAATATTTGATGCTTTTGAAATATTAAGTAGAATACAAGAAGAGCAAGACATGTTAGATGATAAACCAAAAGAAAACAAGAAGCAAAGCAATTTTAAAGGTTTTGCGGAAGGGAGATCTAAGTAATGTACGAGCAAAGTTTATATAAAGTTTTAGATAACTACATAAAACCTAAAGTACTTAAAGATTTTAATAGATTAAAAAAGTGGAAGTACGGTTACAATGAAGATCATGATATGATAGTTATTAGTAAAGATGGTACTGTAGGTGAAGTATATGAAATACAAAATCTTAAAATAGCTTTACCTAAAGCAAAAAATGTTCATAAATTTGAAAAAAATACATGGACAAAATTTGAATATCCAAAAATTTTAAGTAAAATAAAAACTGTTTTTGACTGGAAACAATACCCACAAGATTTTAAAGAAAAGTGGTATGATTATATAGATACAGAATTTACAAGAAGAGAAGATGGTTTTTGGTTTTATAATAAAAATAAAGCAACTTATTTAACAGGTACGCATTACATGTATTTACAATGGAGTAAAATAGATGTTGGTGCTCCAGATTATAGAGAGGCAAATAGATTATTTTTTATATTTTGGGAAGCTTGTAAAGCCGATTATAGATCATACGGTATGTGTTATTTAAAAAATAGACGTTCTGGTTTTTCATTTATGGCTTCAGGTGAATCAGTTAATTTAGCAACAATATCAAGTGATAGTAGATATGGTATATTATCAAAGTCAGGTGCTGATGCAAAAAAAATGTTTACTGATAAAGTAGTTCCTATATCGGTTAATTATCCTTTCTTTTTTAAACCTACACAAGATGGTATGGATCGTCCTAAAACAGAGTTAGCTTATCGTGTACCAGCTAGTAAGTTTACACGTAGAAAACTAACAGCTATAGATGATTTAGATGAAGAATTAAAAGGATTAGATACTACAATTGACTGGAAAAATACAGGTGATAACGCTTATGATGGTGAAAAATTAAAATTATTAGTTCATGATGAAAGTGGTAAATGGGAAAAACCTAATAATATTTTAAATAATTGGCGTGTAACTAAAACTACTTTAAGATTAGGTAGTAGAATTATTGGTAAATGTATGATGGGTTCAACATCTAATGCATTAGACAAAGGTGGTAGAAATTTTAAAAAACTATATGATGATTCAGATGTTACAAAAAGAAACAGCAACGGACAGACTCGCTCAGGACTCTATTCTTTATTCATTCCTATGGAATGGAATTACGAAGGATACATTGATTCTTACGGAATGCCTGTATTCGAAACCCCATCAAAAAAAGTGTGTGGACCTCATGGAACGCCAATTAAGCTCGGGGTTATTGAGTACTGGGATAACGAAGTGGAGGGTTTAAAAGATGATCAAGATGCTTTAAATGAATTTTATAGACAGTTTCCACGAACAACAAAACATGCTTTTAGAGATGAATCTAAATCATCTTTATTTAATCTTACAAAAATATACGAACAAATAGACTTTAATGAAGATTTAAAAAATTCATTAGGTGTTACACAAGGTAGTTTTCAATGGGAAAATGGACACAAAGACACAAGAGTTATTTTTATACCAAACAAACAAGGTAGGTTTTATGTAACTTGGGTTCCACCAGTAGAACTACAAAATAAAAGATATTTAAAAAATGGAATAAATTATCCAGGTAACGAGCATTGTGGTGCTTTTGGATGTGATCCATATGATATATCAGGAACAGTAGATAAAAGAGGTTCCAATGGATCTTTACATGGTTTAACTAAATTTAGCATGGAAGAAGTTCCACCTAATCATTTCTTTTTAGAATACATAGCTAGACC